CCACTCCATTATTTTAGCGATAATTTTATCCTGGTCCGTAACCGGTAAAAGTGGAACTCGTTACGAAACTATAAAACCCTCCTCTTTTAATATTGGATCAAAAATTTCAGCCTCAGGATTAAAATAAATATTTGGATCGTAAGACTCATAACAAACCCTGTCAACATTTGAATTGCTTATATCAAAATAATCAAAATTAAATTGCTTTTGAAATTCTTTAAATACTTTCGGATGCGTTTCTTTTGTTAATTCATTTGATACTTTTAAAACTCCTTTTATTCCTTTTCCACTTGGCGAAATAAAAAGTAAACAAAAATGTTTATTTTGTTTTAAAATTTCTAATTGTGAGAGCATCGTTTCAACGTCCGGATATTTGTCAAAATCGACAACCATTAAACCGGAGTGCTGCTGGAGTGAGTTTGAGTTTCTCTCGTTAAAAATACCTCCAAAGATAATACAAGGTAAGGTACTTTTAAGTTTTAATTCTCCGTTTCTAATTCTATCAATAATCTCTTTCGAAGTTCCTTTTTTAATTCGATTGACAATTTTTTCGACTGGGACGTGAAAGGGTACGTCGGTTGACTTATATAAGTCTTTAAATACAGATACTATCATATTGTAAAAAATTAGTCCCCATTACCAGCAGTGGTAGTTGCGTGGTAATAGGGACTTTGTAAAAAGTTATAAATGGCTACCACTCCAATTGTTTTTCAAAGGTAATAATTAATTTAATATAAACTAATTTTTTTTAATATTTTTTTAATAGTACACATTCAACACATTTTTTTGGAAAATGTACCACCCCCTATCATTTTAAAATTTTAATTTCTAAGGAGTATAGGAAAACGCTTAAAATGTGTACTATTGCAAAAAAAAGGAGGCCTAAGCCTCCGATTTCACTATTAACAAACCAAATAAAATTAAAACTCTAAATCGTCGTCGTCGATAACCTCATCCGTCTCACTTGGGATAAGCGTATCGATTGGCTCAGCTTTTGCTAAGTAGGTTTTTAAATATGCCTCCAATACATTGTAAGCCTCGTCTGCTAAGTCTGCCTCAGCCTCGCTTAATGACTTCTCAAATGCAAATCCTGGAGTCGTATATTTAACAGCTCCTTTTTTACCCTCAACGGCTTTATTCACTACAACCCACTCATCCGTTAGCCTGGATCGAGTTTTCGCTGTAAAATCTCCGTAAGATTGGCACGCTGCGCCTTTTAATTGTAAGTTAGCAATTGAGCCGTCTTCGAGCATACAATAAACGCTCTTAACATAATGTCCTCCGGCTGACTTAACTCTCTCTTTAATGTCTTTGTAAAGACCTTTTGCAATTTCATTTCCTTTGAATGGTTTTACAACCATTTCGTCACGCGAGATAAATTTAACCTCGTTTGAATAAATCGAGCTTTCACTCGCGTCGTTCCAACCTTTAATCGTGTGGAGTTCGTCTAAGACTAAAAACTTAAAAGGTAATTCCAAAGAGACATTTTCCTTTTTGTCTTTGTCGTAGTAATTAAAACATTTGTTGTTTGATTTCCACTCAACGAATTTAGTTGCTGGATTTGTTTGTGGCTGTTGAAAAGCTGCCTTGCGGTTTGAAGTACTCATAATTTTTATTTATTTATGGTCCGGAATTAAGATGCCCAAACCTTGCATCGGTTATTATGATATTGCTAAATTATATAATTTTTTTTAATTAACAAAATTTTTCTATATAAATTATTCACTCTCTCGGAATTAACTCCTCTTTTATAGTAAAAATTCATAACTCTTTTGATCCTGGTTAACTCGCTCTGCTTACTCATTTACAACCTCCAAATCTAAATAACGATAGCTGTTTGTAAAATTCCCCCAATCAACCACAATCGGGAGCGATGGTGATCGTCTTGGATCTTCTAACTCGTTGCCAATTTCTCTAATAACTCCAACTTTGTCGGTTGGATTGTGTCTGTCTTTTTCTATTGCGAAAATGCTGGTTTCTTTTATTTTTACTTTTTGTCCTACTTTCATAATATTAAAATTTAAGTGCTATTGAATTTTTGCGAGGAGTTGTTCCAACCTTTGGAACTTCGTTTCCGTATGCGTCAAAAATATGCTGTTTTTGAGCTAATTTTAAAAGCTCAACTCTCTCGTCTAGGTCCGCTTTTAATTCTCTGTAAATTTCGTCCTCGCTGTAATTTAAAGTTTCTCCTCCATTTGTTGGAATAAACTCAACGCCGTAGCATTTTAGTTTTTCCTCTGGTAAATGTTTTCTCATCTCTGAGTCCGCCGAATTGACAACCTCTTTTAATCTGCAAATATTTGCCATAAATTGATATTTGTCAACCTCTCCGCGTTCGATTACATTGTCAACCATCCTTTTGCCAGTTAAGATTGCGTCTTTTTTGGTAAAAGTTGGCTCGTACATTGTAACGAATTGCTCTGAATTTTCTAAAAATAATTTTGAATTTGCTCCCAATTTAATTTTCGTTTTCGTATGCCTTGCGACATTCAGTTGAACAATATTTTTTTTCGCTTTGCTCTCCGCAAAATTTACATTCTTTGTCTTTAATCTCTGGAGTTTCTAGTTTCCAATTGTCGTAATTTTCCATTCAGTTAATTTTTTGATAAGCGTTACACATTTTTTCGTTATCTGAGTAATGGATTGATTGAACAATTTTTCTCATCCATTTATCAAATTTTTTAATTTTTTTTAGTTTGTCTTCCATTTTTCTAAAATTTTTTCGATTGTTTGTTTAATTTCGTTTTCTGACTCAATAGGGATTAACCTTTTTATTATTTTAGTTTGAGTTCCTTGTTTAAATTTTGGCTTTCGTCCGGCGTTTCTTTTATTCATTAAATAAGTCGTTTAAATTTCCAAGTGTAAACTCAACGTCTAAATAAAAACATATTGTAACCGCCTCGCTAATTTTTAAATCTGAGTAAAATTCTTGAGCTTCTAATATGCTAATAATATTTGCGTAAGTGTACGGATGTTTTTCTTTTATTAAATTTAATTTCTTTGTAAATTTTGGCTGTAATCTTTTTAATAAATTCATAATAATAAATTGGTTTTAAGTTCTAAAAATTAATTGTAATAAAATGTAACTTGCTGCAATTATGCAAAATCTGTAATAAAATTTTTTTGTTCTCATAATTTGTTTTTTTTATTTGTTGTTATCTGAGTACAAATATACAATCATTTTTTAATTAAAAGGCCTTTAATTAAATTTTAACATAAAATTAACATTTATAAATTATATGCAATCGGGTATAATTATTCGTATTTATTCGAAATTATACGCAAAAGGATATAAAAAAACCACTTATAAAAGTGGCTTTGATTTGCTTAAGTCTGTGACGTCTCCAGTTAAGCGAATGTATTTAATTTTTTATTTATGTAATATAAAAACATTAATATTAATAAAAGCCATAACCACCAAAATTGAGTTATAATTGAAGTTTCTCTCTTTACTTCTTTAATATTTGTTTTCGTTTGCGTGGTTGCTTTAATAATTTTTTTATTACTACTTTGTACAATCTCGCTTTTTAGTGTCTTATTTGAGCTTATTTCGTTTCTATGACGTATTTTAGCGTTTAGATAAGAGGTTTTTTTACCGGTATTATCTATTATAACTATCGCTTTGCACGTGTCAACAGGCTCAATATAAAAATCGTTAACGACTTTGTCAATATTATAAGCCGTTTCTGTCACAATTTTAGTTGTATCGACTATACTTACCTCCGTTTTTGTGTTGATTTCGGTATTGCTTTTATTTATTTTGCGAGTTCCACAACCCACAAATAGCAATAAAATTAAAATGTATTTCATTATCTTATTTTATTTTGAACTATTCTTAAATTATTGACTTCGTAATCCCCTGACTTCTCAACTTTAATATGCGCAAATCCATTATTCCAACTATTAAAAGGCATATATTCCGGTTGTAATCCACATAAACAACCAACGCTCCACGTTGTTGTTACGTTTCCACTTAAGGAAACCTCCGTATGCTCGGACGTTCTATGGTGATGTCCTATAATTGAGCTTTCTTTTGCTTTCATATACAATCCTCGCGCTGGATTAACCGGAGGAGCGAAACCGCTAAAAAATTCGTGTCCGTGAAGTAGTGGTAATTTACCGGCTTTCGCTATTTGCTTGCTCTTTACTTCTTGAACTCCAGCCTCTCCAAATCTTAAAATCGTGGAAAGTTCAAAATCCGGTATGCCTAAAAGCTCCGGAGCTTGTAACTTTAAAAAGTTTTGCCAACGATCCTCGTGATTTCCTATTTTATAATAAATAGGAGCTTGAAAATGATCCTGTAAATTCTTTAAAAAGTTTCGAGTCATTTCTAACTCGTCGGCCATATTCCTAAGTCGTCTATCTTTAATAAAACGGCTCAACATATACATATCGATTGTGTCTCCATTTAAATAAACGCAATCAATTTTCTCGCTTTTACCATAATCGATCGCCAATTTAAGAGCGTCGTTGTTTTGATAAGGAAAATGAATGTCCGATAAAAATAAAATGTTTTTGTTTGGGACTATTATTTCGCTTTGTTTTTCGTAGTCCGACTCTGGTAACTCAAAATTTTTTTCCATAAATTGTTTTCTTTCTTTTGCTGTTCTAACTGAGGTTAAATTTTTAACACTATTATTTAATTCGCCTCGATGCGCTCGTACAAGTCCTCTGGCGCTTTCTACGCTATTAAAGTCAATCGGATAATCTGCAACCAACAAACGAGATATTGCGTTCGTGGATGCGTGTGGAAATTTAAGTAAATATTCTCTAACAATTTCACCCTTATAAGTTACTTTCATATATTTGGATAAGTAATTCCGTTTTCAAATATAGTGTTTTTATTATCAATAAAACTTTTTAATTTTTTCCAATCAAAACCAAAGGCTTTTTGAAAGTGTGGAGCGTCTTTAAAATTTTTCCAATCTCCGCCCCACTCATAACCTTTAGACTTAAAAAAATTAACTACAAATTGCCAGTTTTTGTCATTGTCCCAGCTTGCCGTTTCAAAAGTTCCGTCGTTGTTTTTATCGTATAATAAAACAATATCAAAAGCGAGTCCGTAATTATGTATACTTTGCCAGCTGTCCGCATTGGTTACCTTTGGCCTTTGTAAAAATAATTTTCTTTGCTCCTCCGGACTTCTAAAAACATACGCAAAACGAAGTCTAACTCCTTTTGGTAGTAATTTATTGCATTCTAAATACAAACTTAATAATTCTTTTTTGATTTTAGGATGCGCTTTGCTTATTCTCTCAATAGTTAATTTGTCCTCCATTATTCATTATTTGGATTGTTTTTATTTTTCTCCATTAAATACCAACGTCGTAAGGTATATCCTGAGGCAAATACAAAAGCTAAAACTTTCATTGTAGCGTCAACGTCTGCGAATGAGATTGCGTAAAAAGTTCCTGTCAAAACTGAGGATTTCAAGTCTAAAAAGTATTGTCTCATTTTCTTAATCGTTCAACTATATTAGTAATTCCCTCGATCCCTATGTAAGCCGTTGCAATAACAACCCAATCGGATGAGGTTAATGTATGATTAAATAAGCCAACGCAAGCGATTACGAAAACCGATAATTTGCGAGATATTAACTTATTTAAAATAACGTCAAATTGTTGTCTGCTCATTTTTAATATTTTGTATTTCGTTGTATATTCTTAAAAGTTCCGCCTCCTTTTCTTTGAGTAATTCCTCAGGAGTTTGCTGGTCTTCGACTTCAATAAATTCGACTCTTACAAGTCCATTATCGTCATAAATTTCATTTCTTATTTGTGCCATAATTATTATGCTTTTGTTATTATTATTGCAGGTATATTACCTGCTGAAAAAGACGGGCTTGCTGTAGGAAAAGTTGTAGGTGTTCCTAATGTAAATGTTGAAGAAACAAAAATATGATTTGCGGCAGCTGTTGCGCTTGTATTTCTTATAGGTAATAATTGAGTTACTCCAAAATTAACAATACCTGCATTTGTTGTTTGAGAATTGCCGTGAAAAGCCAACCAATATACAACACCTGATACAAATGAAAATGAAGTTGTTGCAGTTTTATTTCCTGTTGTTGAACAATCTAAATCACTACTTAAAAATAACCTATTATTTGGATATCCATTTAAATCGTCATAAATAGCAATTCTACATAATGAACCTGCTGCTAATGTTTGAACATTTATAAATAAATTTGAAGTTGTAATATTTTGAGCTGGAATAAAAGGATATGCTATTAATCTATTTGACGTAAAGGCTGAGGCACTTGCAGACGAAGATGCCTGTATTTGTGAACTTGTAAAATTTCCGCTAGATAAAGGTATTAATGCGTGTATTCCTCTCAATCCACTTCCTCCGCTTATTGTCAAATCGCCACTTCCTAAAACAGAGTTTCCGTTTATTGTTTTGATGTTCGTGCCACTTACTAGAGTGTCTTGTTTTGAAGTAGCTAATCCACTATATTGACTATTAGTTGCATTGTCTCCGGTATTAGTTCCGCTTTGATTTCCTATTGTCGTCAAGTTAGCATCCGTAACGTAACGTTTGTCAGTTGAGTCTGCAATATCAGCCGTAGTAACGCTTTTATTTATCCATAATTCCGTCGAGCTTTCGTAAGATAATAATTGATTATTAATTGGACTTGATATAAAAACATTGTGTAATTCGTCCAATTCCCAACCATTCATTATTTTAACGTATATCTTACCTTTGCTTGAGTGAGCATATTCTACATAACCAATAATAACTATATGACCATTTGATCCGTTAGGTTTAATATTTGTTATATTTCCAGCTGTCGTTGGACTTAAATATAAAACGTCTCCGTCCACCCAAGTTTCGCCTTGTAAACTCCCGCTAGTGTTTATATCTTCAATTTGACCGACTGTCATTATAAATCCTTCTTGATTGGTTGTAATAGTTTCGATTACAATTCCTAAAGTATCGGCTGAATTATTATCATTATTAGCTTGAGCCAAGTCAACCGCTAATCTTTGACCTTGCGCTCCGCTAACTCTAACTACTTGATATTGCGCTTTTGTTAATGTACTATTTGGAACGACTTTGTTTACTACTCTAGCAACCAAATCAATTCCATTTTTTAAACTTACATTTCCTCCCTTTAATAAAGTTTCGGAGCTGCCTATTGAATTATTCCATTTAGTTGCGCCCTCAACAAATCCAGCTCCGGACGCACTTACATTTAAAGCAATATGATCGGCTGTTAAATTATAAGTTCCTAAGTCAACGTCAGAAGTTGCTCCGGTATAAGGTACAAATCCATTCACGCTTGGAATTGTCGGCTTGTTTAAAATTTGAGCCACTCCACTCGTTGCGTTCCAATCGCTATTAACTTGAGCTGCTGGAATTGTCGGCTTGTTTAATATTTGAGCGTCACCACTTACAGCATTCCAATCGGCATTAACGTTAACTTCTGCTCCGTCCTGGATGCCATCGAGTTTAGTTTTTAAAGTATTGGTAAAATCATTTTGACTTAATCCGTATCCTGTAACTTTATCGACTTTCAAAGCGTCTTGTTGATCTACATAAGTAATTGTCGCAAGTCCACTAATTGACGGAATGGTTGGCTTGTTTAAAATCTGAGCGTCTCCGCTTACAGCGTTCCAATCTGCATTAACATTAACCTCAGCTCCGTCTTGTATTCCGTCGAGTTTTGTCTTTAATGTATTGGTAAAATCGTTAGTACTTAAACCCTTTCCGGCAACTTTGTCAACTTTCAAAGCGTCTTGTTGGTCTACATATGTTATCGTTGCTAGTCCGCTAATTGACGGAATAGTTGGTTTATTTAAAATCTCAGCTTTGCCACTTGTCGCGTTCCAATCGCTATTAACTTGCTCGGCTGGAATGGTTGGTTTGTTTAATATTTCAGCAACTCCACTCGTAGCGTTCCAATCGCTATTAACTTGACCGGCTGGAATGTCTTGAGCTGTTATAAATGGATTAACTCCGTCAGCTCCGTCGTTTATTAATTCACTAGTGTTTGTCACTTGCGTTGGAATGGTTGGTTTATTTAATATTTGAGCAACTCCAGTCGTAGCGTTCCAATCCGAATTAACTTGCGCCGCCGGAATTGTTGGTTTGTTTTTAATATAAGCTGGATCTTCCGGAATTGTAACATCCCAATCGCTTTGAACTTGCTCTCCAATTACTTTATTAATATTAATAATATAATCATTTGGATTGCTTATAATTGTAACCTCTTCAACAGAGGCCTCCACGCTTATATCAATTGTCTCAACGATAGTTGATGAATTTACAACAATATCGTTAATCGTGTCTTGTACTATTATATCTATATTGTCGCTCATATTATCTAGTAATGTCGTCAGTTATTGTAAATAATCCACTTATCCAAGTGTTTACTTCTCCGTCTTCTAAGGTAATTTGAATATCATATTTATAATTGCATGCCGGTATATCGATAATTTGCTCGTTGATTGCGAATTGTCCGTTTAAAGCATTAAAAATAGTTAACTCAGGCTGCAAAGCAACTACTCCGCCAGCCTCTTTTCTTAATTGCATCTTAACCTCTCCGTCTGTTAAGTCGAGAGGGATTTCATTAATATTTATTTGGAACGTCACTTGTTTAAATGTGTCCCCTCTTTTAGTTGTAAAATTTAATGTCTGCGCCATTTTTATATTTCTTTTATTAATTCGTAACCAGCAAAATTGTGAATTGACATTTTTGGGAATACTTCGTTTTCAAATTTAATTTCAATTTCCGACATCACGTCAAAAGCATATCCGTCATAAAATCCCGGCGCGCTTATTTCTTTTAAATCTGCATCGTAAACGCCTGGAGTTTTTATTACTTTCCCAATTTCAACAACGGCTTGAATGCCATTTCCATAAGACAATTTTATTTCGTCATTTATATTTGTAGACTCAATATAAACATTTTTGTTTATAAAATCTATTATAGCCGTTTCTTTGTCTTTATAATTTAATTTATATATATACATTTTATATAGTTGTTAATTGTTCAAGTTCCGAATTTGTTAAACGAGTTTTCCAAAGTCCCGAGACATTTATATTTTGTTTTCCTATATATTGACTAACATCGTATTGAAAACCAAAACTTGTCAAAGTCCCAGAAACCAATCCGCTTGTATCAGTTCCTATTTGATTACCATCTAAATATAAAATAAAATCATTATTTTTATAAGCAAATGCAAATTTGTGTCTGCCGTTTTGTAAACCAACAACCGCAGTAATTAAACCAGTAAATGTTGATCCATCATTGAAAGCCGCGTAAACTATTCCTGTCGAAGTTATTTCTATAAAAGCAAAAGAAGTTCCTCGTGTATAAAATAAAACCGGCTCATTTGTTTGAGATGATATATTATCAATATTTGTGTCAATAAACATTGTTCCCTCTGTTTGACCTATTAAACTTGTAATTCCGGTTTTTAAAATTGTGTCAGCGTTACGAGTTACAGCGGCGGTTGTTGTTGGAATATAAGAAGTGGCAAAGTTGCCAGCTTCTAATTGAGCGCCCCAAAGAAAAATTCCACTTGTTCCGTTGCCAGTATAAAAATTACTATTTGAATTATCTAATAAATTTATATATAAAACAGTCGTTGCACCACCTAAAAAAGTCCAAGTCCCTGAGCATTTAAACCAACCATTGCCGTAATTTTCAATTTTACCATTTCTAGCCGGAGCTGTTGTTGTAGCAGTTCCAGTCGTTAAATCAAAATTAACAGAGCCACCAACGCTAAACGCTTCATCTATTTGTAATTTAGTTCGTTCCCCAGCTTTTACAAATACTGAAAAACTATAATCTCCATTTGTAGATGGAATTACTACAATAGCAGCCGAATGTCTGCCTGTATTTGTGTCCTCTATTAATTTATCTCCAGTAGTATTTCCGTCTGGCGCAATTAATGCGTTTGAATTAATAGTTGAATTTACTTTTATCCAAACGGCATTGCTAAAATCCTCGCTATACGTTTGCAAGTTTGTTCTTTGTGGCTCTACTAAAATACTCGGACAAGTTGAATTTAAATAATCAATTCTCGGTACGTTAATAGCGACGCTTTCAATTAATCCGTTTGCGCTTACTTTCGTTGCTGTTGTCGCGCGAGTGACATCCATATCTCCAGCTCCATTGCTTGGGACAATTGAATAAAGTTTGCTTGCTTTATATCCGTTTGGCGTTACAATTAAAGACGCTTTGTCTAATAAACTCATTTATTGTCTCTCTTCTTTTTTTATTTTATTGCTATTTTTTAATTTAACAATAAATTTTTTTAATTTCTTTATATTTTCCTCTGTTCTCTTATCTGTTTTCCTCATATTAATATGGTTTGTCTAGCCACCATTTACCGCAAATTAAATTTGATCTCATTGGATTGACTATATTTGTTGAACTACTTACATACTCCGGTAAATTGTTTTTATATAACCATCTCAACATTCGGTCTTGGTACATTTCCGACTTGAGTCTCATATTGTTAACCAAATAATCAACCTCAGTTTTATCAATTGCAACCGAGTTGTCCGGTTGAGCCTTAAAAATTCCGTTATTATTCACTTTATAAGCTCCAATTAAAAGATATTCGACCGCTGAGGCTGCAATTAAAAAAGGAACTATGTAACCCTCGTAAAGAGTTAAATATTCATTCTCCAAATCGTCATTCTCAAAGTCTAAGCAAATCTTATTATAAAGAGTTTCTCCTAAAATCTCTTCTAATCTTATCCTTTGAGCGTCTGCGATGCAAGGAATATATAAATCAATATCAATATTGCCACCCAAAAGGGTATTTTTAGTAAGTTCGTTTTCTTTTAGTAATATAGTTGTTGCCATTATTGTCTATAATTTGGAGTTAATGACCAAAAATTGTTGCTCTCTGAGGCAATTTGTGCCACCTCAATTTCGTTTTCTTGCCATTTTGCTTGAGGTCTGTCTGCCGGATCTAAGTCCAAAATCATTTTTCGAGCCTCATTTACGCTTATTCTCTCGTTGTTTTTACGCAAATATATTTTTCTCATCCAAAAATGTTGACAATTTACTCCTCCTTTATAAAGCCAAATGCTGTAATTATCCGCTCCACTTGGTCCAAAACCAGCATTTACAACTTTTGTCTCAGCTATTGTAATGTCTTCTTTGCGATATGTACGTCCAGCGCTTAGCATTTTATTACAAAAATCTCTTTGAGCGTTAAAAGCTCCCTCGTATGAATAACGGATTTTAAATAATTCCGTGTCTTGTTCGCTTGTTACATTTGGAAAGCTCGCAAATGACTTCGCTAAGTTCAAAGTTATTTCGTTAATCTCTAAGTCTTTTGTCACTGGTATTGCGTCAATCTCAATCCACTCGTCCTCGTTTATAATTTCGCCCAATTCAATAAGAGCGTCGGCAACTTCGGAAAGTCCGTTGTCTTCTTTTGAACAACAAACGTGTTGACTTGCTAATTGAGTTATCGGCGCTTGTTGACTACTAAATAATGATTGAGCAACCGCTGGAGGTATGTTAAGGAATTGAACTAAGAAAACAATCGCTTGCTCAGTTGTCAAAATTCCCTCTTTTACTTTTGCAAATATGTCAATCGCTGAACTAATTTGCGCTCCGTTATATGATATTGCAGCGTCATTCGTTATGGCTTGAGTTGTATCTCCAATTACATTATCTACAATCTCCTCAGCTCTTAGACTTTCAAATTGTAAGTCAAGCGTTAATCCATTAACAGCAAAAATCTCCATTAATCCGTCCAAAATAATTTCTTGTTTTGGTTTAATAACGTTAATCATTAACTCCTCAAAACCAACTTTTATTTCGTCAGCGTTTGAACTAAAACCGCTTGCCTCTTTTACCCCTACTAACATCGGAGACGTTAATTTGTGAGAGGTGCAAAGTTGTTGACGAGCCTCAGTTGTTAAATAAGCATATTGTTGATGCGCATCCGAAACCTCTAAGGCCGAAATTGTAATCTCGCTATCTTTATTATCGTTCCAATTTAAAAAGAATGTCCCGGCGTTTTGTGATCCGGTTAAGTGATTACGAATTTGTCTTGTATTTTCTTGAATTGTCTCTGCACTCTCTTGGACTCCGCAGTTCATATTTATTATATGTCCAAACGATAATCCTTTTTGAATGTGATTGATTGAGTAGTTACTAATTTCCTCCTCCATTTTTGCCCACGAAATCCCGGACACATAACTTGGATTGCTATAATAAAATTGCCCAACCTGGTAATCTCTAATAATATAAATTTCTGAGCGTTCGCCTAAGCCTTCACCAAATCCGAACGCGTCGAAACGTTCCGGCTTGTATTTATTTACATTTGAAAAATCATAACTATAATAATATCCTGTAATATCTCCCTCTTCATTTGCAACCTCTGGAGCAATCATTTGCTTTGCAATATGAAAACAGCGTTGTATTTTATTATTAATATATTTTATCTCAATTGATGCCTCTCCAAACATTTCAAAATCTTTGCAAATTTTTCGCAAATCTTTTTTTGAAACTAAAGACATAATCGCGGCCCACTCGGACGGCTTTTGAGTTTTGCCATTTGAGGTCAAACCCTTACCATAAATAAATTGACTATATGAGTCGATTATCGCTGAGTTAGTTGGCGATCCGTTATAAGCGTCAATAATAGTTTGATAAAAGCTATTTTTATCTCCATTTAAAACCCACTTTTTACCGCTTACCTCTTTAATCTCAGGTCGGATATAATTTGATAGGTTTATAATTTGTAATTTCTCCATAAATTTATACTTTTAGAACTCCTTTGTTAAGTTCAAAATTCTCAAGGTCGGTTTGTGCAGTCGCAAAAGCCTTGCCTCTATATATTAAAACGTCATTTTCATTGATTGTAATTTCAAAAGATTGTCCCTCCTTTAAAATTGGCTCGTCAAAATTCAATATTAAAACGCTATTTTGATAAAATGAGCCTAATATTTCAATATTAAAAGTAATATCTCGTAACTCATCTCTTAAAAAAAACGTCAATTCTCCTCCATTATAAGAGCGAGGAATACATTTGAATTGATAAGGCGCTGTTAAATTAAATATCCACATATATATATAACTAAAAAATAGTGTTTTGTAACAAAAAAAGCCACCGAAGTGACTTTTTTTTAAACAAACTATGAAAGAAAAATTAGGAAACAACCTGGTCGCTAACTAATGCGTATAACGCAGTCTTAGTTGCTGAGTCCAAAAATGGACTTAAATTGCTCTCTTCAGCATTAATCGTCAAAGTGAAACCTGATAAATCAGCCCCAGCTCCTCCGGTTACTTTTGTGCAGTTTGACATTGTTCCGTTAGCTGCACCAACTAAAAGAATATTTCCGTTGTAATCCTCTACGAAAACGTAAGGACGAGACGCACAAATCAATTGAACCTGAGCTTGCAAGTCAGCCGATAATTTTGGAAGTGTAACCGCTAACGATTGAGCGTTTAAAAATGTTCCGTTATCCTGTGAGCTTGTTCCAGTTTCTGTTAATGTATTTGTTGTCGCTTTAACTTCGTATTTGAAAACTTCATCCAAAGATCCCAAACTTGTAACTTCAAGAGCTGCAATTACAAAACTATAATCGTCGTAGTTGGCGAAATATAAATTTTTATAGCCACCTCGCTGATCTTTACAGCCAAGCAGTTTTCCAGCACTAATAAGGCATGTTGACATAATATTTTTATTTTTTTATTAAAAACCGCCCAACTTAATGAGCGGTATTTATGTTAATTAATTAGTCTAAAGATAACCAAACGATTTCCTCTGCGTTGTAATATCCAACACCAACAGCGTAACCCACTTTTCCTCTTACTTTACCAGTTAATAAACCGATTTCGTCCTCGTCAACAAGTGCAACTTGGTTGTAGTCAGCAGTTAAACCAGTAGCAAAAACTAAGTTTTTACGCTCGTAAATAACAACTGAGTTAGATGGAAGTCCGTTTAATACTACTAAAGTGTGACGTCCAAATGCTAATGGAAAATCAGAGTTTCCGTTACCATAAACAATCCCTTGAGTAGATAAGTAAAAAGCGTATGCTTGAGCAACGTCTGGAGAAACCGCAAGGATTAACTCTTTATTTCTCAAAGCAACAGGAACAGCGT